AGTTATGGCGTTGTATATATCTCCCCTGGCATCAAATGTAGAGAGAATAATTTTTTCTACAACACCAAGCTTCTTGACCTTGGCTGGACTTGAAATCCAAATTGGTAGAGTAAACCTCATGGTCATTATGTCAATGGGATTTTCAGTGCCTTGTGGAATAGTCCGACTGCTCCAAGTAGTAGATTCAAGTTCAACAACACTTAGGCTGGTCCAATCAATGTAGTTTTCAGTGCTTTGTACTTCCAAGGCTGGATTAAACAATGTGGCCACTTGCTCAAAAATTTGAAACTTTTGATTGGTGTTTGATGTCCAAATGTCACAGGTTATGGTCATCTTATACGGAACAGGCATTAGTCTCTCAATGGTAAAAGCATTGCCTTGCGTGGTTTCGTAAGTCTGTGTTTCGCTGTCATAGGTGCGCTGGCGAACCTGTGTGTTGCTGACAAAGTAAGGTTCCTGCATTCTTGGACGATCGTAGTCCATGCCCGTGATGTAAAATGTAATCAACGGAGTTGATGGCAATGCACTGGCTGAGTTTTGCTGTAACACTGTGGAGACTTGCCTAGTAGCATCACCGTATTTTACCGGGACTCGCAACAGGGTTGGCGCACCATTGGCATCACGACCGTATTCAACTTGAAAGTTGGAAAATATGCGTGTGAATTGCAGTAAAAATCTGCGTACCTGCTCGTCGTAGAAGAATTGTTGCATTGATTAACGTCCCGGGGGTCTAGGGTTTGGCGGCAAATTACCATTGTCATCACCATTGTCAGCTCTGGGCTTTAGTATCTCACTGAGGCTCTGACGACTTGGAATGTTGCCCAAGTCTGTGGTGGGCACAGTGTATGTATTGTTGACAAAGCTGGACCGTAAAGTTTTATTAGACGGTCCGTTGTTGAGATTGGTTCTTACATTGTCTTCAATTTTGACCCAGGCACGGCCATCATATCTAAACAAACGATTTGGAAAATAATCTAATCTCAGGCAGTACTGGCCTTGCTCGGCATAGTTTGGGAACGCTACACCGGGTGTAACCGGTAGCCCGTTTGGTGCAATTCCGTCTCCAGTGAGATAACCCATGGTCCATCCATCAGCTGTTGGAGTTTGACTTTGGTTAGAGGACAATGGATTGGTTGCACTGGCATTTATATCAGTGCTGTCAATGGTAACACCATTGGGGTCGGCTGGGGTTCCGTCAGGGTTGGTGGGATAGATGTAAAATTTCACAGTGTCATACCCACTGAGTGGAACTTCAATATCAGCTTCCAGTAAAATAGCATCGTTTATTTCGTAGTCTCTTGGTCTGGTACTGGCTCGATCAGCAGTGGTGGGAGGATCAATCTGTTGCCAATAAGTGGTATTAGTTATTTCTGTGCCTACTGGCACATCTATCTTAGCTTGATAATAAGTATCTCCAGAATTCACAATATTTCCTTGCGGATAAAAATTACCATTGTCCCAAATTTGTTCACTGACAAATGGTTTGTTGACAATTTCCTGATACTCTTGGGCATTGACCATGGGAGTACATTTTACTCGCCACAAGTGCGGCATCCAAGTTTGGCTAAAACCCTCGCTGGCAAATGCGGAATCTTGAATAACATAATATCTTGGCAACGCTCTGGGTATGGACTCGTTTAACGGATTCATATCTCTGAGGTTAGGTATTTCAAGAACATCACCACTCATGAGTTTACGTCCCATGGTGTCAATCATGTTGTTGTAATGAAATGTAATAAAAACTGTGTCATTATTTAAAAACAAACCAAACTGGCTGAGATCAAAGTCAATGTCTTGAGTCCGGTACACTCCACGCATTATGTAAACATCGGGATCATAGGCACGATCTCGATTCTCTAACAACAGCAGGTCTTGAATAAACAAAGGATTTTCTTGACTGTAAACCGGTTGAGTGGCATCATAATTGCCACTTTCTACCGAATCCTCGTCACTAGTTTTTGGACCAAGATATTTGTGAAGATAGATATCAAGGCCACCAACAGTGTACATTTCGGCAATGGTTCGATCAAAAAATTGATAATCGTTGGTGCGATTTGGGCGGTAAAGTGACAGTCTTGGCATAGTGTACTATTTATGGGCAGGTTGACCAATAATTCCAGAAGTGCTATAATTTGGGTATGTTAGAATATTTCGAGCGTATTGATGAACTTGCGGCAAAAAGCCGCAAATTGCCCATGGATGCCTGTGCAGACATGTTGACAATGTGCGAAGCGGCTCGAGATATTGCTGTGGAATTGAGCAAAGAGTTGGTTGACTGCCGAAGACGTGGGCGGCTTAGCGCCAGAAGTGAAACTCTAATAACCCGTCTAGATGATTCCATAGCCAATGTAGAACGAATGTTGACCTATGCAATTTTATTGTACCCAACAAAATAACCAATATAACTTTAGTGCTACTTTTTAAGTACTTGACCGATTAATCTGGATATGCTATAATTACACAACACACAAACAGGAGTCCGCATGAAAGTTGCAACAAAACCCCTTAAACCAATGAATCCGCGTAGTCCCGACACAAACCACATGGGACTGGAACCCACCTGGCAGGTTCAGCCTATTGAACACCGAGTCAGCGCATTGGGCCGAGCACTTTCATGGTACAATTACTTTTACGGCAAGAAAGATGCTCGTGAGATGATTGTAAATTACTTGGAAGCACATGACCGCAAAGCAGATGTTCGTACACTTAAACGCATCCCGGACAGCTCAATACGTTTGACCACAGGCTGGCTGTGTCGTATGAACATGATGGGCCTAGAACTAACTGAGCACGAGCAGATTAAGTTGGATAACCTTCTCAAAGAGATTTTGGAATCCAAACAAGATGATGTAGCAGAAGAAACACCAGTGGATGATGTAGTGCCTAAGATCACCATTCAAGATCGTCTGCGTGAAAAAGTAGCAGATTGTGCTGGTGAACTTGAAGGACTGTTTGACGAGTTCCTAATCAGTGGTGCAAAGATGTCAGCAGACTTCAAACCTATCTCAGTTATTCGTGGAAAAAACGTTGCACCACAAATGGTCGGCACCATTGCTGATGTTTGGAAACGACGCCAAGCCGAGTTTGAAGAAGTAATTGCCGGCAAAGATCCACAGCTGGTTGAAGCTTACGGCCATCTTGGCAAAATTCAGTTGCGTAATGTACTCAAGTTTTGCGAAACTGTGATCAATGATTGTGGCGCATACGTACAGATCAAAAAAGTTGAGCGCAAGCCACGTGCTAAAAAAGCAGTGAGTCCAGAAAAGTTGGCCAGCAAATTTAAGTATCTTAAAGAATTTGCTGAACTCAAACTAACAAGTTTGCCAGCAACAGCTCTCGTCAACAAAACCGAAGCCTGGTTGTATGATACCAAGAAGCGCAAGCTTGTACATATTGTTGCAGATGAGTACACCAAAGAATTTACTGTTAAAAGTAATTCTATCATTGGATTTAGTACAGCAGAGACAACTCAGAAAACACTGCGAAAACCAGCAGAACAGCTAAAAGCTATTACTACGGGTGGTAAGCCTTCGGCACGTAAATTCTTCAAAGATATCAAAGCCACAGAAGTAGCATGGAACGGCCGAGGTACAGAGAATCTAATCATTCTCAAGAGTTGGTAAATATTAGGGACAGGAGTCCCTAATGGCTGACCAAACACTAGACCCGCTAAAAAAGAAACTTATTGAATACGTAGAACTGCAACTAGCAAGTCAGATTATTGACGTTGAACTAGATCCTGCACACTACGAAGCCGCGTATCAACGCACAATTGGTGTTTATCGCCAACGTGCACAGAATGCCTATGAAGAAAGCTACAGTTTCATGGAAATTCTCAACGATACCAATGAGTATACTTTACCGCAAGAGGTCACGCAAGTCAGACAAATCTTTCGTAGAACCATTGGTATGAGCACTGGGTCAGGTGGTGCGTCATCATTTGATCCGTTTGGAGCGGCCACACTCAATGTGTACTTGTTGAACTTCAATCAAGCCGCAGGTGGTATGGCCACCTATGATTTCTATCAACAATATGTTGAACTTGCGGCACGTATGTTTGGCGGTTACATCAACTATACGTTTAACCCAGTTACCAAAAAACTGCAACTCATTCGTGATCCACGCGGCAGTGGAGAGGTGGTGTTGCTGTGGACCTACAACTTGCGTC